ATTGTTCTTTCGTAAAACGTCTGACCTTCTTCTACAACAGGAGAAAGCGCAGAAGCTGTTTCTCCAGATTTTCCAAGCATTTCAGGCATGGCAGAAATACTTGCCATGTTTAACGCAGTAGAGTCATCACCACCCGCAACTTGGATACCTGGGTCTGTAGATGTACCAGCATCTGCGGTTTTTGTTGATTTGTCTTCAGGTTTTCCTAAAGCGCCAGCCGCACCTGTTAATGCACCCAACACCCCACCAGTAACACCACCACCAACAGCAGAGCCAGCAACCGTGCTACCTGTTGAAGACGCAGTAGCTGAACCTAACAAACCACCTAAAAGATTTCTTTCTATGTCTTCTTTAGAACCGCCATTTAATGCGGTCTTAGCCGCAGATGAACCAGCAGAGACAATAGCATCAGTGATAGCTGGATTTTTTATAACATTATTAAGTTCTGTAGCGGCTGTTTGTGAACCTGTAGAAACAATAGCATTTATTGTTGCTGTCTGAATAGCTTTTTCTAAAGGAACACCTTGCGCTACTTGTAGAGTTATAGAAGTAATTGCATTTGCTACCGCAGCTTGATAAGTAGCAGACACACCAAGAGTAGCAAGTGAAGGAGCAAGAGAATTTGCAATGCCTGGCATGTAATACGCCATAGCTATTTGGGCTACAGGATTAGCCGCAACTTGCTTAACTGTGTTTTCTACAGAGCCAGGCAAGTTAGCAAGGTTGCTTGTGACTTGTCCTGCTGCTTTCTCTACAGGTTTAACAACAGGTGCAGTTACCTTTTTTGCCTTCTTTACTAAAGAGCCTACACCTCTGCTAAAAGCCCTTGAGAAAGCGCCTCCAGCACTACCCTGTATTCCAAGAGTACTTTTTACGAATCCCATTATAAATTTACCTCCGCAAGATAGTTGTGAAATTTACCTTGAGAAATTTTTACATTTTCAGGGTTGGTTGTTCTGACAATAAGACTATTGATTTTTGGATTGTCATAAGACGTTTCTGCCGTTTTAAAACCTTCTTCTCTCAGAACATTGTAAAAGTTAGATACATTCTTTACCAAGTTATCTGCGGTATCTGCATTGAAACAATGAAAGTCGGCGTGTCCATCTCTGATTTCCAAGTAAAGAATCAAAGTATCACCCGCTCTGACAAGAGATGCGTCTTTATTTGTTATTGCGTCTTCTATTATTTCTTGCAATTTATACGCATCAACCCCTTGTGAGTTTCGCACTGCATCTATCTCAAGAATTCTGAAATCAGTTAACTTTTCCATGTCAGACACCTAAAGCCGCAGCTATTGTTCATGAATCGTCTGATGAACCCCTATCCAATCATAGAAATCATCCTCCACATTCCAGTCACTATCAAGCAACTGAAATGGATTATCCAGTCCTAGCAAGTTGGCTAACGCAAGATGCTCTTGGTTATGCACAAAAAGCCAATCATCAAGGTTAGACAGGTTAGCGTCTGTTAAAGGGTACTTCTGTACAGCAATACCTTGGTCACCCAAGATGTTGTAGAAAGTCTGGTGCTGTACACCGTTTTCAAACAAAAACTCTCCCAGTCCTTCTTTGTCTCCAAATTTGACGTAACTGAGAGTCTCGAAATTCATTTGTCAGCCTTGTTGTCTAGCTTGTCGAAGATTTGTTTGAGGATATTTTTGATTTCAGTGATGTCAGAGCGGTAATCATTTTTTGCCACATACTCTTTAGGAAGTTCATTTATCTTGTCCTCCAAACGTTGAAGTTGTTTTGTCGTGCTGTTAAAAACATAGACAGCAAGAAAGCCAGCTATGCTGACTACGATGTTGAAGATTTGTTGGTTATCCATGTTAGACAGCGTAATAGGGGACTTTTACTACTGTCCCGTTAAGGTTGACTTGCATGAATCCAGCGGGTTGCAGAGGCAAACTTGCTATGCCATATGTCGCTGTAGCTGTCGTATTTCCTGTGAAATTAAACACAGCAGCGTTTGTTGTGCCACCAATAATGGTGACATTAGCTACAGTCAGGTTTCCTACGTTACTAGTAGTTCCACCCAATGTAAGAGTAGTGTTACCAAGTGTTAGGGTGCTGTTAGCTAGACCACTGTTTGGAATTGTTAACGATGCTGTTACAGGGCTTGTATTGTTGGCATACATGTATCCTGTAAGGGTTGTAACTGTCAGACTGGTTACGTTTGTTGTATCACCAGCATCTACTTTTTGCCAAATACTTCCGTTAAAGACTGCCCAGTCCCCGACACCCCACAAGGTAGTGCCATCTAGGTTTGTAGAACCAGAAACAGACACAACATAGTAGTCACCCTTTGTTCCAACGCTAGAGACAAGCGTAGGATTATTCGCACTTGCATCCCAAGTACCTTTGTAATTAAGAGCGCCTATAGCGTTGATGACTGAACTGACTGTCTTTAACATGATTACATCCCATCACCACAAGTCACGTACACAACCGCAGTACCACTACTAGTGATGCCAGTAAAGTAAGCGTTAGGGACAAATGAAAGAACCTCATCTGTACCTGGCAATAAAGGTATAGATGTTCCTGTGGTGGTAATTACCGCAGTGTTGGCAGTAGCACCCGCAGAAGTATCTCCATAACCTAGAAAGACAGTCACAGAACCGCTATTGATGATGCGGTACTGGTTACCACCAAGCGTGGTAGAGACTGCTTGTATAGGCGTAGGAGCAGATGTAGCGGCAGTAAAAACTACCGTGTTACCTGTCTTTGTAAATGCTTGTGTACCCATTACCAAGGCACTCCTGCGGCTGTTGTTGGTGCTTTCTTTGCGGCAATCTGTGCAGTAAGACCCGCCTCAATATCAGCCACTTCTAGCTTATCTTTGACCCAAGCAATGACTTGAGCCTCGGTAAGCGAGTCATAAGCCGTGAAAGATGTACCACGCTCAAATCCTACTGAGCCATAAGAGCCAGCAGAGTAGTCACCATCAACAGAATCTACACGCCAGTGAGCAGTGGTTACCAAGCCATCAGAGGTTTGGCGGTCAAGTTGTGCAATTGTCCAAGTGATTGTTGCCATGATGTTTTCCTTTAAAGATTAAACAGAAGTGATTGTTTGCCAAGCAGAGCCAGAATAAACACAAAGTTTTGCAAGCGTAGTATCAAATACCATTAGTCCCGCCGCAGGGCTAGAAATAGCGTTCTTCTGCGTTGTAGTCATGTTGGGGAATCTAACGCCCTTGGTTGTGCTTTGGGCATCCAAAATAGCAGACGCACTTGGCGAAGTAGTACCTATCCCCACATTACCAGAGGTATCTATCCTAGCCACCTCACTGCCACTTGTGAAGAAGGTAATTGGTAGGTATGTGCCTGTGCCACTAATTGCTGAACGCAACGACACTGTTGAACTTATATTCAGTAATTGTCCTACCGACGAATTTGTTGGGTCAGAATTATTAGCAACATTGATTGTTGAAGTGGTGCTAGTACCATTGGGTAGCACAAGTAGATTTGTATTGCCATTAACCGTACTTGTCTGAAACGCTACACGATTTGCAACAGTCAAGGTACTAAAATCACCCGTAATGCGGTTGCCTGTGCCTACAAAAGTCTGATTACCAGTAATTACAAGCGTGGATACATTTGCAGTACCACTTACATTAGCACCAGTAAGGGTCACATTACCACTGCTGATAGTGACGTTGGTAAGCGTCACATTGCCAAGCGTGGTAGTTGTGTTACCTAGATAAACAGCAGTGTTGCCAAGCGTAATTGCAGTGGCAAAGTTGCTGTCAAGTTGAGACAGGGGGATGGCAGCGGTTGCTGTACCAAATGTATACGGAACTGGCATTTTAGAACCTCACTCTCAATTCGTGTTCAAACTCAATCGTGTTAATGGTAAATGCAGGGTCATTGGAAGTCATCGTCAAACCCAAATACTTACCATACTGTTGTGCATCTGACTTGTACAGGGCATACCCCGAAGTTGTCAACCACCCTATTGTCGCCAAACTGTTGTTCTGCCAAGGGATTGTTGCCCCTGAATTGTTGTACCAAATCACATTGTTGTTCAACGTGTAGGTAGGGCTAGAACCAGACTCACTATCTACCGTTACGTTGAATGTGCCACCCGTGGTAAGCGTTGCCTCTATACCAAATTTTAATGCTTGCTTGGTACGAATGGGGTCTTTCATGGGAGACAAAGCGGTTTGTATCTCGCTAGAGATATTTGCAGTTGCATCCCCATATAACTTGTACAAAGCGGTGTCTGCCACCCCGTACAGGTTAATAACCCCGCTTACAGGAGCAGAGTTAACCAAATCAAGCGTATTACCCTGACTTGTAATAAACCACTTCTTTTCAAAGAACACCGCCTGAACGTACCGCCCTCCTGTAACGTAGGGGTAGGAGGCAGATAGGTAGAAGTTAAACGCGGCTGTCAAAATGTTGTTAACCAAGACCTGACCGCCTGATACGGGCTTGGTAAAGTCTATGTATGGGAACAGACCATCTAACTGGTCAGAAATCTTGGATGTTGTTGAACCTACAAGGGCGTACATCCCATAGTTGTTCATAAACAACACAGACCTAAAGTAAGGGAAAACCCCGTATTTCAGCTTAGAGCCTACAGAAGCAGACACGTTTGTGTTGGTAAACAAGGTAGAACCTGTGGAGGTCACCCGCAAGTCTGAGAAGACGTTGATGCTGTCCTCTCCAAAAATGTAGAGAAAGTTGTTGGCAGACAGTAAATACTGGATGTTTCCATGCAAGGTGGAGTCAGTCAGGGTGACAGAGCCAGCAGAGACAGATACAAAGTCATAGGGACTGGTAGATGCGGAGTAGGTAACTGTGCGACCTGTAGCCACCCAGACTCTTCCTGAAAAAGTAGAAACACTGACAATTTGGTCTAAGTTAGGGACTCCTAACGCTGTAGCCGTTGTATTTCCTGTGGGTGTAGGGGGTGCGGCTATGCTGACAGTGGGCACAGAAGTGTAGTTATCTCCCACGTTGGTCATGATGACCCCTGTGATAGCGTTGCCTGACACAATAGCCGTACCTGCGGCATTAGCACCACCACCACCCGTGATAGTGACAGCGGGGGCAGCATTGTAACCAGACCCTCCGTTGGTCACTTGAATGTAGAGCGCACCTTTGGTAAAGGTCAAGATTTGGGCAATAGCAGTAGCGCCTGAACCTCCACCGCCTGTAATTGTTACTGTAGGGGCGGCTGTGTATCCGCTACCACCATTGGTGATAAAGATAGAAGATACCGCATTGGCTGTGATGGTGGATGTGGCTGTAGCCTGAACACCATTTGTCTGATTGGGGGCAGAGATGGTGACTGCTGGCGCAGAGGTATAGCCTGAACCCTTGGCTGTAATACCTACAGTACCTACTGAGCCTACATTGATAAGGTCAGTGCCATCCCAATTAAATAAGCCTTTGTCGGGGTCACCTATGAACACCCGCTCATTCTTGTATTGGGCGACAGAGACATTGGATGAGGAAAACGTGCCATTAACAGCAACATTTCCTACAGTGCCTGTGTCTATCTTGTAATACTGCGCTCTGCCGTTAGACTCAAATCCTAGCAAATAGTCAGACAAACCGAGGTTACAGCTTTCAAAACTGGTAACTGTGTTGGCAAAAGATACAGCGTTATTACCACCATCTTTAAGAGTTACTTGGGCGGGAACAATCTTAATATTGCCAAAACCAATAGGCATGGCGTTCTCAATCCAAGAGAATTCTTCTTCATCAATAGCTGTTCTATTGGCCTTGGTATTCAGACCCTTGAAGTTCTTAATGACAGCATAGGACTTCTTTTGCTCTGCTGCTGCCATGATTAAAACGTAGAGTAAGGGTCAGGGATACGCCTAGTGAATGTGCTGTTTAATACCGCATTCACTTGCTTAAGATATTCTTGTTTGTAGAGTTCAGCCTCACCATAAGACTGTTCTTTGTACTTGGCTTTGTAAGCCGCATAGAAAGCCACGGGCGTGGTGTAGGGGTCAGTAATCTGGTCAGTTACAGATGGGTCAGTAGAAGACAAAGCTGAAGGCAAGATGGTGGAGTCAATCTCTACAACATACGCTTGGTCAGGCACAGGCCCTATGTAGATAGTGTTTTGGCCGTAAACAGAAAAGCACACGGGTCTGCCTACATAGTTTTGCCAATAACGTAACTGGGCATTGAAGTTTGACCAAGGCAAGTACCGCAAAGGAATACGGCTGTTACCCCAGTAAATGTTAACGTTCAGGATGTCTAAGGTTGTACCGTTGGTCAGTATTCCGTAGGGAATAATCTCGGCAGGGCCAGAATATTGCAATGTGGCTGTACCGTCAGTGAATGGAGTAGACGGGGGAAAAGTGTAGCCAGCCGCAGGATAGGGAGGTGCTGTATCGCTTAACACTCCACTAGTAACAACAGAGTAAATAAAGATGTTGTTGAAAATAAACTGACCAGCGGTAACAGTTGCTCCCGCAGTCCAGACAGTCGCAGCTACACCTGTGCTTGAGATAGGTGTAGCCGTTATTTGCAAGGTGCGCAAACACCCCGTATCTCTGGCTACTCGCTCACGGGCATCATTGATGTAGTCCGTTAACTCCTGAGTAGACCAGAATACAGCGTTTGCATCATGCAGTAGACGCTGTACTTCCGTGAGGTAGGAAGAGAGAGTTGCCATGTTACCTTCATGTTAAGCAACCCTCTGATTGACTTTTCCCCCAACGGATTTCTCAATCCGCAAGGGTACTACGCCAACCGCCGAGGGTAACGAGCGGTTCTTTTCAGGAGGAGTTTCAGATATTTCTACCTTTTCAAACTTCTCCATTGCATCTTCAAGTTCACTATGAAGCCGTATCAAGCCTAGCAAGACAAGATACGGCTCTTTGTTTTTGTCCCCGTAACCAAGCATGTGTCTGGCGGCAGAGACAGGCAACTTGACTGTCTTGCCTACAGGGAAATCAAAACCTACAAAGTTGTACTCGGAGTACAGGTCTTTGTCGGTATTGTTGGTTACATAGACTTCTTCAATCATAAAGTTACAACGTCACCGTACACGGATATTTCAACCGTGTTGTTTGCCGCAGCCGCTGTGTTAACGCACAAGAACAAAGAACCAGAGTAGATTGTTGTGGCGGTGTTTGCCGTCAGGTTTAAATCTTGATACTTGGTTGTACCTGTTACGTTTGCTAACACAGTTGCATTTGAAACTGCATTTGCAAGCACACCGTCATTACTTGTGAAAATAGTGACGTTTGCAGCAGCAACAGTTCCGTTTGCTTGAGACACGGTTATACGGCGAACAATGTAGCTTGTACCGATAGTAGGAATGATGGCAACAGCATTACCTGTGCTTCCCAAACCTACGGGAGCAGAGGTAACACCGACAACATAATTACCGAAACTATCTGGGTAACGAGTTCCTACAGCATTCGAGTTAGCCATGCTGTCTCCTTAACTTGCGTAAGTGCTGTTTGCAGAGATACCACCATTGATGGTCAGAG